TTTCTAAGGTATTGTTTCATGTCACCTCTCTGTGGATGCATACCTCTTCTACCAAACTTATTATAATATCCAAGTGGCACACCTGAGTCTGCTCTACGTTCAAATACTGATGGTAATTGTATGCCTGATTCTTTGAGTGCCATGTCATACGCAATTTGATCTCTGTTACAACCAACCAACGACCACTTGTACCATGACTCGTTGAACTTAGTCATCTCTGGTGTCAAAGTTCTCCACACTATTGTACCAAGAGGACTAGCATACGTCCTGAAATTATACCCTGTCTCCTTCAGTTTCTTTGTAAGATTGATTGCATCATCGTAACTAAAGAAAGCACATGTGAATCCCTCCAACATCTCATCGTAGTATGTAAATTTTGATGCATGTCTGAGCATAGTGAATGGGAAACATATCTTACTTCTCTCTATAAACTTATGTGTATGCCTGTAGCATCCATCAATCCAAATTGTATTTGAACCACTGGGAAAAAATAGATGTGGATTCGCTTTGGGATAAAAAGATAGTCTTCTTGGGCAATCAATATCAACATCTAGTTTGATGTACTCCCATGGTGTAATAGATGTGTCTATCGTACCATCATGGAAGCAAACATATCTTACGTCAGGGTGATAGTAATTACTTGATGGGAACACATCATAACCATTAGTGATACATGTGTAGACAATCATGTCTTTGGGTTCTGTGTACTCATTCATTTCAAATGGTGTGTACTTCACAGTTGCATATAATTTACTTGAAAATAATACCTCGGACTTATCGTAGAATATGTCACGTAAATCATCAATAAATTTTACTCTATCTTGAGCCGTTGGTCTCTGTTGCAGCACATATGAATCACCATAATCTTTGACCCTGTTCTGTCTGTTTCTCATCTCTAATTTTATTGGCACACGGTGTATCTTGAATCCCAAGGGTGATCTAAATTTTTTACCTATCAAATACTCTGCAATAGAACTTGATACTTGATCTCTATTGACACCATCATCATACCACTCTCTCCATGTATCACACCAATCACTAACCTCAGGTGTTAGTCTTCTCCATATAAGACTATTGATTGTTTGATTATAATATTTGATTGGATATCCAATCTCCTTTATTCTTTTACACATGTCAAGGATTTCTTTTTTAGTAGAGAATCCATGCTCATATAACTTTTGAAATTCTTTGAAAAGTGTTCTCTCTTCTGGATGTTTTTGAAGAACAAAATCATGTTCTACAAAAAGATCTTTAGATAGTTCTATAATATAATCAGATATGGGATAGCATGCATCTATCCATACAGTGACAGCACCCTTATCAAAATATAAATGTGGACAATGTTTTGGATGATATGATTTTCTTACTGGACATACTTCATCTATCTCTAACTTGATATACTCCCAACCATCTGTCTCTGGTTTATCTCCATCATAAAAACAAACAAACCTCACGTCTGCTTTTGGTGGAGGTGCTAACTTATCATAACCATTTGTTATTGATGTGTAAAATATCATCCATTCAACATTTCCTTAGGTGCTAATTGACCTGATAACTCACCAAGTTTTCTATTAGTAACTTCGCCTGGTTCACGAGAGAACCAACCAGTTGCTATGTACTTTGGATTATCACCTGTAAGGAATGCTCCTCTATGCACATGTGTGTATGCTGCTGGCCACAATACCACGGTGCCTTTCTTTGGTTGGAATGAAATTTCCTGATGAAAGAAGTCAGTCGCACCACCATTCTCAGGTGGAATGTCATTGAGATATATCATCCATGTCACGACTCTATCTCTATAGAGAAAACTACCATTTTCAGAGTGCCATATGTGATATCCACCACCAGATTTTGTCTTCTGTATTTTACATGTCCATGATGAAACAGGATCACATGAGTCTAGGATACCTTTATATTTTTTTGCATAGATCTCAAAGCATGCACCCACGACCTGATTGATTTCCATGGCAAGAGCAGGGTCTGCAATCTCAAGATATAATTGTTCATCTTTTCTACCAAGTGCACCTTCTTTTGGAAATTGTTTACCACCCTCACCTAAAGGATTCAGTGTCAATTCTCTACCATTATAAGATGTGACCTTGACTTCTACATCGTCTTTCTTTATATGTTTTTTAGAGTGCCAGAACTCAAAAGAATCAATGACGGAATCACAAAACTCCCACTTCACAAAGTTATCAAATACACCTATGGCACCATGATCAACCATGCCATTAAATTCTGGTTGCTTGAATTCATCTGACAGCACAACTTTAGGCACCATGTTTTGCTTCCTCCTTTCCTTGATTTATGTAGACCATTGGTGGTATTCTACCACAATATTCATCCAATTGCATCACCTCTGTAATTTTTACATCAGCACCCTGCTCCCTCCAAAAATCTGTGAGAGCATGGTTGCTATTCTTATGAAAGATTTCTATATGCTCCTCATGTATAGCAGACCCCATGTCTAATCTGTAGTTGAACAATGGAGTAGCATATGACTTACCACTATCAAGTATCAAGTCTTCGGAGACTGCTCTTGGTCTGATGTTTTGGTCGATTTTCCATTGCGATCCCCTGCTGTGAAGTTTGAGAAGTTTAGTTGCATGATGACGAGTAATAAGGTAGCAAGCAGCAGAAAAGTCATTGATAAATCTATGGTGTAATTTTAAAGTTATACCATTAGGATTTATAATGGTCAACTGTAGGCAATCAAATGCTATAGGCACTCTACGTCTTACGTCTTTCCATGTAAAATTCCAATTCGATGCCAGTGAAAGATCAACATCATCCTCCATAATAAAAATCTCATCATGATCTGTCTCCTCTACAAAATATTTGATAGCAGATAGATGAGACATAACGCATGCTATCTCACCATCATTCATTTGTGGTGGCACTGTGCCCTTGAGATATGATTCATATTCAGCACCATCTATACCTGTAATTCTATGGTGATCTTTGATCTCCCAATAATCAAACTGTTCCTCCATATACTTTTTTCTCTCTGGAAATCTATCTAAGTTTATCCATAAGACAGGAGGAAAGTTTGCTAGTTTGAAGACTGCTTTATTTCTATCCATTTCTTTCTTTGATATAATCTATCTCCTCATAGTATTTGGTGAGAGATTCTTTACCTTTTACTTTCAATGTCTCCCACAACTTTTTATTATCTTCGCAGTATGGATTATTGAACCATGAGTTTTTTGTACGACCATGTTCTAGATGATAGACATACTCATGTATTCTACCCACGCTTGATAGTAAATTGAATCTAAAATGTCTTTCGTCATCTTCATATCCATATGCTACAAAATTTTCATTCTCACCACCCAATTTTTTATATTCCTCAGTGTCAAAGAATTGACAGAATCCATACTTAGCATCCCACTGTCTCATGTGACCATTGAAGTATTCAAAATTGAACCCAGAATTTATAAAATTTGTTACCTCATTGTCACCAACATGACATTGCCATTGATAGTTACCAAATCCATATGGGTATATCACTTTCACAGGTTTAGATCCTTCTGCATCAGGATGCACCCACCCCTTTGATATCATATTTGTAGCATTTATGTATGACTCAAGAGGTAATATAATATCACTATCATAGTTTGCTACAACAGGAGTGTCTACCATCCATAGCATATCATTGAGTATCTTTGTCCTATGAAATGTGAACTCGTCACTCTGCTCAAATATATGATGAATACATGCAAGCATGTCTGGTTCTAATGCTTGTTCTAATAAGGGTAAAACCTCACGCTCGTATATTGATTCTTTATCAACCTCTTTGAGAATTATTTTAGTATTGAAATTGCGTGTAAGATATATCAATGTCGTAACAATATTTCTCATACGATCTTCTGTCTCAATTCTGAGTGGAATTATAAATGTAGTTTTAGTAAGATCAAATCTTCTCACAACTTTAGGTGTAATCATAATACCTCCCAGTTATCACAGTATAGATCAGATGTATCATGATTTTTAGTGTATCCTGTGCCAAACCATTTCTTAGGAGCAATGATTTTTTTATCAGGATTCTTACTCAACCATGACCCCCACCATGAGAATGATGAGTTGGCAATAATAAAATCAGAACACATAGACATCATGCACAAGTCCGCAAGATTGTCACCACCTTCTGAGATAAGGAACCTGTCATCAGGGAACTCAGTGC